CGGCGCTGAACCTTCTGGTCCGGCCGGTTCTCGTTCCATAAGCGCTCATAGGCTGCGAGCTGCAGCTTCTGGCTCAGGTAGATGCCTGACGACGTCTTCCAATCGAGCAACACGATGCGGCCTTCCTTGTCGATAGACGGCGCGTCAATAGTGCCGCCAAACAAGTGTTGCTCGCTGACGAGTTGCACTTCCGGCTCCAGCACAGTGAGACCTTGCTCCTCCCAGAAGGACAAGAAGTTCTCGAAAGCAATTGCTGCCTTCTCGATGTCGGCCGGTGCAAACTCCGAGAGGTCTGGCTCCCAGCCATGGAAGAAGCACTCGATTGCAAAGTGCGTGATCGTCCCGATGTCCGCGGCCCTATCTCTTACCTTTCGGTAGTCCTCGTTCTTGTTCCCAAGGTTCCAAGCCCAATGAATCAGGTTGCTCTGATCGTCGCCGATCTTGGCGATAGTCGAGGCGCCGACCACCTGCGTGCCGTCCTTCAATATGTATTTCTGGTGCGCTTTGAGCTTCTCCAGACGTACGATTTTGCGGCCGTCCGCGGTGAAGCGCTCCGGCGCAGGCTCGGCGGGTTTGGCCGAAGGGGAGCGGCGTTTTGCCGCCCCCCCTTTGCGTGCAGTGGTTGCCATGGCTACCACTCGATCTCTTCGTTGTCGGTGCCGGTCTTGGCTATGCGCAGTTCGCGCTCAACGTGCTGATCCTTGGCCTCTGAAACATCGAAGCCGTAAGCCTCAGCGGTGCCGCCACTGCTCCAAGTGACGAGATCCAGAATCTGCACTGCCTTCGGCTGCAACGTGATTCCGGCGCCGAGCGACGCGGTGTACCAAAAGTAAGGCACCACAGCCGCCTTGAGCTTGGACCCGCCGCCAATATTTTCGGTGACCGCTTTGCCGGACGCATCAAACAGCTTCGGCTGACGGCTAAACAGCTCGCCCTCCTTGGTCTGTCCCATGGCCTTCACGCGCAGCTTCAGCTTGGTGACGCCATCGTTTTCTTCCCAAGGAGCCGCGTGCAACTTGAGCGTGTCCTTCTTGAGTTCGCGTTTTTTGTCAGCGAGAAACTCGCCAAACATTTCGTCTATCTTGGCGATGAACTCGGCTGCGTCCTCGCTTGGCATTTCGAGGTCAACCTTGAACTCGCCGTGCGGCTTCTCTTTGGTCGCATACTTCTTGTCCGGCTTGTTGAGGTGCGGGTATTTAGCAACTCCTGCCGGTGTCGTGATGGTGTTTTTATTCATGTGTATCTGTGGTTGGTGTTTTTGGTTGGATAGGAAAATCGGAGTGGCGCATGAGGCTGCAAAAGTCGTGAAACGGCAGGGTGACCAGAGGGTTGCTGTGATCCTTGCGATGGATGACAGCAATATGCTTGCGGTCTAACTTGTCGTCCTTGGGCGTTGCGTCGCGGCATGCCTGCGAGATAGCGGCGTCCAAATCGAAACGTGCGCGACCGTGGCGCTTGCACTCGAAGTGCCAATCCGGCAAGCAGGGCACAATCACGTCCGGTGCGGAGATCCCCCAAGATCCCTGCGAGACCTGCGCACCCCGCTTGGCCGGAAAACCTTCGGCGGTCAGCGCTTTGGCGACCTCGCGCTCGAAGCTGGCGCCTTTTTGGCGGGAGTTGATCATTCGTTAATGGCCTCCCAGAGTTGCTTGTCGGGCGCGTAGACGCTGTTGCCCTCGTCGGTGAGACGCGGCGCAGGCACGATGTTGGTCGGCTCGGACTTGCCGCCGAATCGCGTAAGGCTCGGACGCCATGTCATGTTAAGCGTGCCGGTGCGTCCGGCTCTGTGCTTGGCGATGATTAGTTCCGCGTCTTGCGGTTCCGGCTCCTCGTCGGCTACCGCGTAGTAGGCAGGGCGATGCACCAGCGCCACCAAATCGGCGTCCTGCTCGATGCTGCCGCTCTCGCGTAGGTCGGAAAGTTTGGGCCGGTTGTCGGGACGGTTCTCCGCTTGGCGGTTGAGCTGCGCGGCGGCAACCACTGGCACGCCGAGTTCCATGGCCATGGCCTTCAACCCGCGCGAAACAAAGCCAACCTCGTTCTCGCGCGACTTCGCGTTCGCGTGCGAGACGAGCTGCAGGTAATCGACAAAGATGATCTTCACGCCCCAGCGACGCACCGCGAGTCGCGCGCGTCCGCGGATATCGAGGAGCGACATGCCGCACCTGTCATCGATGTACATTGGCTCGCCGCTAAAATCCAAAGCGGCGGAACCGATCCGTCGCTTACCGGCGAGATCCACAAAGCCATTCCGCACCAGCTCGGTGTTGGTGTTCGCGCGTGACAGCACTACGCGCGCAGCCAATTCGGTCGCTGGCATTTCGAGGGAGAAGTAAAGGACCGGAACACCGCGGCGCGTCAAATTGTCCGCCATGTTCATCATAAGAGCACTCTTACCCATGGCCGGTCGTCCCGCGACGATGGCCAGCGTGCCGCCGCGCAGACCGCCGGTCACCTGATCGAAATCCGCAAAGCCGGTCTTGAGGCCCAAGGTCTGCTTATTGTCCATCAGCGCTTCCAGCTCCTCGATCAGCGAAGGAACAATCTCGGCCGCGCTGCGCATCGAGTCGGTCGGCGTGCCAAGACTGAGCGACAGCACACTCTCTCCGGCGGACTGCAGCACCTCGTCGGCGTTGGCTGCCATGTCTTCCGCGGCGGCTCGCATAGCGATAGATGCCGCGATGATCGAGCGACGGCCGTAGCAGTCGCGTAGGGTTTGCGCGTGATATTCGAGCGCGCTCAAGCCGCCGGTCGCGCGCGAGAGCAGGTCTGTGACCTCACCGGCGCCGCCAACGCTCGCCAGCTTGCCCTGCGCGTCGAGCCGCTGGGTGACGGCAATGATGTTAGGCACGCCGCTGTCAGCGCGGATCTCATTGATCGCGTCGAAAATCGCGCGGTGGGCAGGAGTGTAAAAAAGATCGCCATGCAATCCGGCAACTTCATCGGCGAGCTTCGGCTCGGCCATGAGACTACCAAGGACAGCCTTCTCGGTGTTTGGGCTTTGTGGGGTGGTGGTTTTCATACAAAGTTGTCGTCGCCGTCATCACTCGCTGCCAGCACGGCGAGAACCAGCAGGGCGAGGAAAGCTAGGTAGATGAAAGTCTGCACCGGACTCATTGCGCTCCCTCCGGCGTTGGCGCATTTCGTAGCGACGCTTGAGCCAGCGGTCGCACGCTTCGTCTACCGCTATGACATCTTCCGCAACGTGGGGCCATACGCTTCTTAGTGTTTCTTTAAGTTCAGTGCGCATCGGCTGCCGTGGTTACTTCGTTCGGCGTGGTGGCAGCCGGTGTTTCGGTGTGAGGGCAAATGTGGACAAACGCGGACATAGAAGCAAGAGTTTTGTCGGCCTTGAGTGAAAAAATTTCGTCGTAGTTTTGGCGGAATTTTTCGCCGTCTACCGGCCGCGGCGCATCGCCCTTACCGGCGCTCATAGCTCGTAGCCCTCCATCGGTTGCGAGACTTGAAGCAGCACCTCATGTTTGTCGTTGGCGACCTCCTCGGATAATGCGGCGCAGCGCTCAAGCACGCTCTTGAGCCGGTTAATGCGCTTAATCAGCTCACGCTTGTCCGCTTCGAGCGCTTTGACCTCCGCGGAGTGACGGCGGTCTTCGTTGCGGTAAAACTCAAGCTCGGCGGATGAGCCGAAGTCGTTTCCAAAACCGACCTCGCCAACAACTATGTCAGGCGCCGTCATTTCGCCGCCTTTCCAAAAAGCCAGTTGTTCCGACGGCCGACCGGCGCCGTGCCGATTCCCCGCTTGGCGAGGAACCGGTCGCAGGCGCGATGCATTTCGAGGTGATAAATGCGAGGCACTCCAGCCGTGCCGCGGTCGATCTGGATCGGCTTGCCGTTCTTAGTTGTCATTGCGGGTCTCCTCCAGTTGAGCCGAGAGCTGTTTGACCAAAGCAGCCAGCGCGGCGATGGTGCTGATAGCATCCGCGGCGACCTCTTCGAGGTACTCCACGTTCACGTTGATGTTGCGGGTCTTCGGCTGACGAGCAGCCGACCTGTTGGGTTTGGCTTTGGGTTTCATGTGTGGGAAATAAAATAGACAAGGGGGTAGGACATTCGCTGTCTTAG